GATACAATAGATTTAAGGTTATACACAAGTCACGGAAGAATAAAATACAATAGCAATGAAAAATAATATAAAAGCACAACATTGGATTCTTAAATGGATGGATGATAATCCAAATCACACAAAAGAAGAAGCACTAATAGCATTACAAAAAGCTACACAAATAGATAAATGTGATACAATAGGAAATAGTCAAGATTACAAAAAATATTTATCAGATGACCAAATTGAATATTTAGCAGAAAAACAAATTTCTTCAAATCTTGTGAATTTATTTCAAGATGAAAGTTATACGTTAAATTATTATAATCCAAATGGGTTTACTTTAGAATGGATGTTAACAGATGCATATCTTAAAGGAGCAAAAATGGCAAGAAATATGTTAGAACTTAGGCATAAAGATTAAAACAACAAGACAAATGAAAATAACAGCAACAAAAATCAAAACAATATTAGTCGAAAAGTACGGATGGGGGAGTATGGAAAAATTGGATGAACCTGTTTATACTGAATTAATTAAAGACACAATGAAAGTAATTAATAAAATTTTAATTTCGCAAGGACAAAAACAATTTATAAAATGAAAACTAATAAAACAAAACTAAGCCTGACAACAGATGGTACTACCATCACCATTGAGTTTGATAATGTGGATGTTGATTTGGACCAGTACTTTGAAGCATTTAAGACTTTAATGATTGGTACAACATTTACTGAAACTCAATTTAAGCATTTATTATTGAAGAAGCTGAAATAATTGAACAAGCCAAACAAATGGAGAAAGAGCAGATAATCGATGCGCATTTAGATGCTTATGTAGAAATGAATATGTCTTTTAGGGGCTCAGATAGAGCAGAACAATATTACAACGAAACTTATGGCAAATGAGAAATGAATACGAGCATAAGTTGCAAGTAGCCATTTGCCATTGGTTAGATTTTACTCAAGACTTTTATTATTTTGCAATACCAAACGGAGGTGCAAGACATAGGCTTGTTGCAATTAAATTAAAATTAGAAGGTGCAAAGGCTGGAGTGGCTGATATGTTTTGGATGATCTCAAACAAGAATTGGAAAGGATTATTTGTTGAGGTCAAGATTGAAAAAGGAAGCCAACAACCAAACCAAAAAGCATTCCAACAAATTGCATTAGCGCATGGGTATTATTACACGATTGTTAGAAGGTTGGAAGATTGCGAGGAACTTATAAGAAAATTTAAAGCAGATGAGATTTGAAAGAAAATCATAGGAATGCAATTAAATGGATTGATAAAATGTTAGAATATCCAACAAGACAAATACAAATTGATTGCGCTACCTATTTAGATTTAAATTTTAGTCTACAAGTAAATAAGGATAGAATATTAATGCAGAATGGTTCTTCATATCCAGCTTATAGACAAACAAAAAAAATTAAGGATTATTTGGAATTACAAAAATAATTATGTAAACTTTGCGCATGAGTAATAATTTAATAAATCATCCAGAGCATTACCAAAGCAATGGAATTGAAGTGATTGATATTATTGATTCTTTTGATTTAAATTTTAATCTTGGGAATTCAATAAAGTATATTTTAAGAGCAGACAAGAAGGGAAATAAAAAGCAAGATTTGGAAAAAGCATTATGGTACATAAATTACGAATTACAAAAATCCTAGTTCTAAAAAATATAAAGTGAATGCAATAGATCATCTTGTCAAGCGACATCGGCACTGGATTAACATTGTACGAAAGTTTGGCGAGTTGACCTATGCAGAGGACATAGTCCAAGAAGCATACATTAAGATTTTAGAAAAGAATAAAGAAATTAATGAGGCTTATTTCTATTATACATTAAGAAGTTTAACTGCTGATTTATCAAGAGTAAAAATTGTAAAGGTCGAATTTACAAAAGAGATTGAATATCTAATTTCAGAATATGAATCAGAGGATTTAATTATAGAATCAACAAAGCCTTATTTCGATTACATCGCAACATGGGATTATTACGATCAGATGCTATTTTCAGTATATTTAAAAAAAGGAATATCAATGCGTAAAATGTCTAGAGAATCAGGCATATCATTTACATCAATTTATAACACAATTAGAAATTGTAAAAACAAACTAAAACAATGGGCAAAAGAAAATCAAAAGGACTTGGAGATTCAATAGAGAAGTTCACAGAAGCAACAGGCATCAAGGCAGGTGTAGAGAAATTATCAGAAGCAATAGGATTTGATTGTGGATGCGATAAAAGAAAGGAAGTTCTAAACAAACTATTTCCATACAACAATCCAGAATGTTTATCAATTGAGGATTACGATTATTTAACTACATTCTTTGCAGCCAATCACGAAACAATTACTCCTATGATACAGGCTGAATTGTCAGAGATCTATCTACATGTTTTTAATGTACGATTGCAACAAACAAGTTGTGATTCATGCTGGCGAGATACAATAGGTAAATTACGCAAAGTGTACATGGAGCATGAAACTAAAGTATAGTTTGGATTTCAATTTTTTTCATTATGGATGAGATAAAAAAACAAAGAGGAGGAGCAAGACCAAATTCAGGTAGATTAAAAAAAGATGAAGTAATTACTTTAATCGAAACTATGGATTTAGTTAAGGTGCCTGAAGCAATATGGATTAAGTTGGCTGAAAGAGTTGATGAAGGTGATACTAATGCCATCAAGACATGGTTGCAATATAGGTATGGTATGCCAAAGCAAGTAATAGATCAAAACAATACGCACACGATTAACGATTTCGACATCAAAGACATTGTCAAATTTGAGTGATAAAATTAAATGATAAATATAAGCCGTTATTTTATTCTGATTCAAGATACTATGTAATAACTGGTGGTCGTGGTTCAGGTAAATCTTATGCTTTAAACTCATTCCTTTTGCTCCTAACATACGAAGTAGGTCATGTAATACTATTTACAAGGTACACACTTACATCGGCTCATGTGTCAATCATTCCAGAGTTTACAGATAAGATAGAAACTGCAGGATTGCAAGAACATTTTTATATTACCAAAGATGAAATTATAAATACTCAAACTAATTCAAGGATAATATTTAAGGGTATAAAAACAAGTAGTGGAACTCAAACTGCCAACTTAAAGTCATTGGCTGGTGTTACTACATTTGTTCTTGATGAAGCAGAAGAATTAGTTGATGAAGATGTATTTGATAAGATAGATTTATCTGTTAGACATAACTCAAAACAAAATAGAGTAATTCTAATTTTAAATCCTGTAACCAAAGAGCATTTTATTTACAAGAGATTCTTTGAGAATAAAGGAGTTGATGCTGGATCTTCATTAATAAAAAAGGATATCACTTATATTCATACAACTTATAAAGACAATCAAAAATATCTTTCTGATTCGTTTATTTATCAAATTGAAAACTTAAAAGAAACTAATCCTAAAAAATTTCAGCATACAATATTAGGAGGATGGTTAGATAAGGCTGAAGGTGTTGTGTTTACTAATTGGAAGTTTGGCGAATTTAATCCGAATCAATTACAGACATCATTTGGTATGGACTTTGGATTTTCAATAGATCCTGATGCTTTAGCAGAAGTAGCCATTGACAAAGCAAGAAAGATTATCTATGTCAAAGAGGTAATTTATGAAAGAGGATTAAAAACACATATTCTTGCATCACTTATTAAAGAAAAATGCAATAATGGTTTAATTATTGCAGATTCAGCAGAGCCAAGATTAATAGATGACTTAAAATATCAAGGTATAAACATTCAACCGGTCAAGAAAGGTACAATTGAATCAGGTATTGTAAGAATGCAAGACTACCAAATTATAGTAGATCCACAATCACAAAACATTGCTAAAGAATTTAACAACTATGTTTATTTAAATAAGGCTTCAAAACTTTATTTAGATGCTTGGAATCATATTATTGATGCGATTAGGTACAATATTATCTACCATTTAGACAATCCAAATCAAGGTAACTACCATATTTATTAAGACAAAAACAAACAAATTACGTTTATACATTATGAAGGTTAAAATTTCAATTCCGACAAGTTTAAGTGAGATTAAATTAAGCCAATATCAGAAGTTTGTTAAGATAGCAAACGAAAATGAAGAAGGCACATTTCTAAACCAAAAGATGGTTCAGATATTTTGCAATGTAGATTTATTTGTAGTTGCCAAAATGAAGCAACAAGATTTAAATTATGCAGTTAATAAGATTGCTGATTTGTTTAAAAAGATTCCAGAGTTAGTTACAAAGTTCACTTTAAATGGAACAGAGTTTGGATTTATTCCTAATCTAAATGATATGTCTTCAGGCGAGTACATGGACTTGGATGGATACATAACAGATTGGGAAGATAGTCATAAAAGTATGGCAATTCTTTATAGACCAATTAAACAAAAATTAGGAAATAAATATTTAATTGAACCTTATGAAGGAAGTGATAAGTATTCAGAACAAATGCTTGATGCTCCAATGGATGTGGTATTAAGTAGTAAGGTTTTTTTTTGGACTTTAGGTCGAGAATTATTGAAAAGTACGATGGACTTTTTGGAACAGAGCAAGGAGATGAGTTTAGCGAAACAGCACAATTTGGCAAAAGATGGGGTTGGTATTCTTCAATCTATGCCTTATCACAAGGCGATGTTAGAAGATTTGATGAAATTACCCAATTACCCATTAATCAATGTCTAACTTTTTTGACTTTTGAGAAACAAAAGAATGAATTAGAAATTAAAATGATTAAACAAAATAGATAATGAACGGATTTTATTATGTGATTGATAAGTTAAGGGACTACATTAAAGACACAGGCTTTGTGCATACGGTTAGTACTGGGGACATCTTTGAAGTTGACTTGGCAAAGCAGACTATTTATCCATTATCACATATTATAGTAAACAATGCAAGTCCAAAAGAATTTGTTAGCAATTACAACATTTCAATTTTGTTCATGGATCTTGTTGATATTAGTAAAGAAAATGCCACAGATATATTCGAGGGCAACGATAATTTATTAGATGTACTAAATGAACAATTAACAATAGCGCAAAGATTAATTAGCAGTTTAAAACGTGGTGAGTTATTTACCAATTTAGTTCAGCTTGAAGGTGATCCTTTGTGCGAACCATTTACAGATAGATTTGAAAATAAGGTAGCAGGATGGACATTAACTTTTGATATTATTGTACCTAATGATATGTCTGTTTGCTGATGGAATTAAAGAACACAGAGGCTTTAATAAAACGATACAGGGACTATGTAATTCAGCAGTCAAGGTCTAACCTATCCAAGAGCAGAAAGAATAACACAAAGGAGTTATACAATAGTATTAAAGGTGAGATAGTAAGCGAAAAGAATTATACAATAGTTGGCTTTAGCATGGCTGATTATGGTATGTATCAAGACCAAGGTGTTAAGGGTAAAAGTAGTTCAGCCAAAGCACCTAATAGTAAATTTAAATTTGGTTCAAAGTCTGGTCCTAAAGGTGGATTAACAAAAGGAATTGAAAAATGGGTAAAACAAAAAGGAATACAATTTCGAGATAAAAAAAGTGGTAGATTTATTTCTTATCAATCAACTGCATTTATTATTACAAGAAGTATTTATCAAACAGGATTAAGACCAAGTTTATTTTTTACCAAACCATTTGAAGCTGGTAAGAAAAAATATATTGATGGCGAGATAGCACAGGCTTTTGCAATGGATGTTGATTATATTGTTGACTACGAATTAAAAAAAATAAAATGATAATATACGCACGATCTCCTTACCTTATTGAGATTAATGAAGCATCACAAGTAGGAAGTAAAATTGAGATATTTCTTTGGAATACTCCTAATTCAATACCTGCAACTCCAATTACACTTTCAAAGAAGGTAGCATCTAATTCCCAAAGGTCAACAATTTATAATATATCACCATACATAAGAGAATACATAGATAATATTGTTTCAAGTGATGGGACAAATAATCAATGGTGTAATGTTTCCATAAAACGATACAAAGAAACATCAGCAGGTGCCTACACTTTAGTTGATACGACAACTTATGCTGGAGTTGATGGGTACACTAATTACAATGGCGGATATAATCAAACGAATCCATTAAACAATTATTGTTTATTGGCTGATAATACTAAAGAGATTCAATATAATTTAGGTACAATACCTTATGTAAATGTTTTAATCAATAATGCTTTAGGCGATAAATTAGATGTTGAATACAAAGATTTAAGTAATAACAATGTAATTACAAATTCAATTTTTGGGACAGGAGTTGCAGCAGGTAAATACATGTATAAAGTACCATTAAGTACATCAAGTGCTAATTACAATAATGGAAATATTACAACTTTAAAATATTTTGTAGGTGCAACACTTACCTATTCATCGATATTTACAGTAACTCCTATTTGTGAGAATAAATATACACCAGTTCAATGCTCATTTATTAATCGTTTTGGTGGATGGCAGTTTCTTACATTCTTTAAAGCACAGACAAATCAATTAACGGTGTCAAGTACGATGTACAACTTGCTTCCAAGTAATTTCAACTACAATGCTTACAAAGGACAATCAAAAGCATTTAATTTTAATGCAAGGCAAACGGTTACTCTAAACACAGGTTTTGTTCCAGAGAATTATTCCGATTTAATTCAAGATTTGATGTTAAGTGAAGTTGTACTATTAGACAACAAGCCTGTAATTCTAAAGACAAATCAAACCAATTTAAAGACAACTATTCAAGACAAGAATATCAATTATACTATGGATTTTGAGTATGCCTATAACTTGTTAAACAATGTAATATGATTAATGTAAGTATTTATATTTATGGCGAAGATGGCTTGGCAAAAAGACTTGAATTATTTGAGGATGAAAACATTTCAGTCAATAGTTCAATCCAAAACATTAATGATATATCAAAAGTCTTTACCGATTTCTCACAATCGTTTACGGTGCCTGCCACGAAGAACAACAATATAATATTTAAACATTGGTATGAAAATTCATTAGATTCTGGATTCAATGCCACGAAAAGAAAAGATGCTTACATTGAGATTGACACATTGCCATTTAGAAAAGGAAAGATTCAGTTAGAAAAAGCGAGTTACAAAAAAGGCGATATTGATAACTACACTTTGACTTTTTTTGGGTCACTTATATCATTAAAAGATAAATTCAATAATCGATTTTTAAGAGACTTTGATTATTCAGCATACAATTTTACCTATTCTGGAATTATAGTTAAAAATAGGGTAACAAGTGGTGTTGCAAACGATGTTAAATTTCCTTTAATATCTTCATTAAATGTATGGCAATATAACACTAATGGAAATAGCCAAAGTAATTGGGACATACAAAAAAATTCACATCCAATTTCTTATTTAGATTTATTTCCTGCAATGCGAGTAAGCAAAATTTTAGATTCTATTGCAACTCAAATTGGAATAACATTAAGTGGCTCATTTTTAAGTAACACAAAATTTTTAAATGCTTTTTTATGGTTGAAGAATACAGATACATTTGTTCAAAAGGGATCTGATAATAAAATACTTTTCCAATCTAAAACAAGTACTACTGGAACATCAAGCATCTTTGATTTATCTACTAATGCTTTAAATTTTACTCAACCTATTTCTCCAGCTTATGTAAGTAAAAATTATATTGATATAAATTTTACAAGTGGCGATGGTATTGCGTTTAATTTTTCAGTTTACAAAAACGGAATTAAAATAACAGAACAATCAGCACTTACAACTCCATCAGGAACTCCAATAAGATTAGATATTGCGTTTGTTGATTCAGGTGCATACACTTTTTTTATATCCTCAACAAGTGCTTTAACATTTACATCTGTTTATACTTTTGAAATTAATAGTGGATCAGGTGCAAGCATTGATGTAGTTGCAACACAAAGTGTAGCACAAACAACAACAACTACTTTAAATGTTGGCGATTATATGCCAGAACTTAAAGCAGAAGATTTCTTTAGTGGTTTATTAAAAATGTTTAATCTTACTTGTTATTCTAACGATGGAATTACCTATTATGTGGAGCAATTAGAGGATTGGTATTTAGCAGGTCAAACTTATGACATTTCAGAATATTGTCAAACAGATGAAATAGATTTAGAAAGAGTAAAACCTTACAAGACTATTAATTTTAAATATGAAGAATGTGAAAACTTATTAGCAACAAGATTTTTATCTCAAAGCGATATTCCTTATGGTGATTTAAAATATCAAGTTGATAATGATGGCGAAGAATATTCGATTGAATTACCATTTGAAAATATGCCATTTACAAAATTTTCAAATACAAATTTACAAGTAGGTTATTCCATTAAAGCTGATTTAACTGCCTATATTCCAAAGCCTGTTATACTCTACGACTATGGTGTAATTCAAACATTATCAGGTGGTCAGCATTTTCATTTTTTTGATGGTACACATAGTGCAACCGTTACAACTTATAATTTATTTGGGCAAGATACTTTAGTTTCATCTGTTGTTAACACAATAAATTGGGGAGCAGAGCAGTCAACTTTCACAAATAAAATTGAGCCAAATTCATTATTTCAAAATTACTATTCAGCTTATTTAACTAACACATTTAATCAAAAAGCAAGGCTAATGAAGATTAAAACAATTTTGCCAATATTTCTATTATCTAAACTTGCCTTAAATGACAAGATAGTAATTAGAGATAAACGGTACATTATTAATTCTATTCAAACTGAATTAACCACAGGAGAAACAAGTTTTGAGTTGATGTCTGATTTCCGAAATATAACTTTAGGAACTACCACAACTACAACTACGGCTGCGCCAACAACTACGACAACAACAAGTACCACAAGTACGACAACAACTACTACCACTACCACAACTGCAACCCCAAGATTTACATATTTCCGTTTTGATGTTAGCAGTTTTGATTGTTCACAATCTAATCCAATTCCATTCTGGTCGTTTAATTCTTATGCAGATGGATATAAGATTATAAATGGCGATGGAATTACAAGATATTTAATTAATGGGGCGCATACTAATTTTACAAATCAAATTACAAGTATCGCTAATTCTTCTTGTACTGCAACTACCACGACTACAACTACTTGTCCACCATACGGAACTTATCTCTATGAATATTGTGGAGGCGCACCTGATTACAACAAGATAGGAGTTTTTGCAGATGGCTCATGTGGTTCTTATGCTTCTGTAATTGCTTACAATGATCCTGCTTGTGGATATACAACCACAACGACTACAACTACAACTACATTAGCACCACGATATACTTTCTTGCGTTATGATGTTAATATAGGAGATTGTTCAATCTTTAATCCGATTCCTTTCTTTGCAACAACCAATTATACAACAGGATATTATTTTGTTAATGGCGATGGCATTTTAAGATATGTACAAAGAGCAACACATAGCAATTTCTCAAATCAGATTAATAGCATAATATCAACATCTTGTACACCAACGACTACAACGACAACTACTTGTCTTCCATTTGGAACTTACATTAGAGAGTTTTGTGGACCAGCACCTGACTTTAATAAAATAGGTGTATTTGCAGATGGTTCATGTGGAGAGTATCAATCTGTTATTGCTGCAAACGATCCTGCGTGTGGTTTTACAACTACAACTACTACAACTACGGCTGCACCAACGACAACAACTACCACGACAACGGCTGCTCCAACAACAACAACAACTACAACCGCAGCGCCTAATTGTCAGTTTTATTTCTTACAAAATAATGATGAATTTTCAGATTTATATAGTTTCCAATCTTGTAATGGTACTCAAAATACAAATGTAGAATTACAAGGAGGTGGAAGTCTTACAATCTGCGCAAGAATAGGAACGGTAACTGCTGGAGGTGCAATAACGGTTACTGGTCCACAAGGTTCATGTTCATAATATGAGATATATCTGCTGTCAACCTGCTAATGATTATTATTTATGGCAAGTCGAAACTGTCATAAATAATTTCATGTCACATGGAATTAACCCTAACCACATAGATATTGTATTGGGTTATAATAATGAAGATTTAACCAAGTGGAGAATTTTACAACAATACCATAATACTATAAGGTTTTTCTTTTATAAGGATACAAGAGAAAATGGCAGTTATATTCCTGCTATTTATTTCAATCTAATGAAACAACATCTTGCATCTAATCCATCGCTAAAAGATGAAGTTTTATTTTTACATGATTCGGATATAGTATTTACAAGCACACCAGATTATTCACAATTTGAGAAAGACAAGGTTTGGTATTTAAGTGACACAAATAGTTACATTAATTATGATTATATCATGCAAAAAGGTGATGACCTTTTGATAGATATGTGCAGAATTGTTGGCATACCTACTTTGATTCCTAAACTAATGAATGATCATAGTGGAGGTGCGCAATATATTGTAAAAGGAACAGACTTTAATTTTTGGGATAAGGTTGAAAAAGATTCAATTAGTTTATACCAATACTTTTTAAACAAAGAACCTTATTATGTAAAAAAGCACGAACATGATTATCCAATACAGAAATGGACTGCTGGTATGTGGTCATTGCTTTATAATGCGTGGTTTTTTGGGCATCAAACGAAGGTTGTTAAAGAATTAGATTTTACATGGTCTACAAATGATATTTCAGAAACAATTAAACACAAGATTCTTCACAATGCTGGAGTAACTGATTCAAAAAATGGATTGTTTTTTAAAGGAGAATACACTAATAAATTGCCTTATAATACAAATTTAGAATTAGATAAAAATAAAAGCAGTTACTATTATTATAACGAAGTACAAAAAGCAGGTTTAAATTCTCCATTATTATAAGACAAAAACTAAAAAATACGTTTATGATAAAAAACATATTGGATTTATTGATGGTCAGAGGTCATTATAATCAACACGAAGCAATAGAGATTGCAAAAGGTAAAAATGAAATTCCAAAAACTTGGAAAAAAGGATTCGAACAAATTAATAGATTAATAAAATGGCAACAGAAATAGAAGTTGATTTAAATGTATCCAGTAACATTGGTGGATCTATTAAGCAATTAAAGGAATTAAAGAAGCAATTAAAAGAAACCGAAGTTGGCACGGAAGCATTTAGGAATCTATTTAATGAAATTGATGATTTAGAAGATAAAATTAAGTCGGCTAAAAATGTTTCATCTGATTGGGTTGATACTTTAGAAAGTGCAGGTGGTCCTTTGGGAGAACTTGGAGGTGCAATCAATAAAGCAAAGGTTGCAACTCAATCTTTTGGCTCTGCATTAAAGGCAACAGGTATAGGTTTAATAGTTGCTTTGGTTGGTGGATTAGTTACTGCATTTAACGACAACGAAAAAGCAGTTAAGAAATTACAACCTTTATTTACAGGATTAGAAAAAATATTTAATGGAGTTTTTGCAGCCATTGAACCACTATTTAATGTATTGGTTGACTTGGCTATTAGTGCTTTGCCTATGGTATCAAAAGCAATGCAAGTTGTTTATGGATCGGTAACGGCAGTCATTCAATCATTAGGAAGTCTTGGCAGTTCAGTTGCTAAATTTATTAAAGGTGATTTTAGTGGTGCTTGGAAAGATGCAAAAGCATCTGTAACCGATTTTGGAAACAATTATAATAAATCTGTTAAAAACTTTGAAGATGGTGCAAAGCAACAAACTAAAACAGAAAAAGAAGAATTAGATAAACGTAAAAAATTAAGAGAAGAAGCAGCAGAACAATTAAGAAAAGAAAGAGAAGCAGAAAAGAAAAGAATTGATGATGCATTTAATGAAGCCATTGCAGTACAAGGAGAAAATCAAATGAAGGCTTTTGATAAAAATGCAGAAAATTTTAATGAAAGAATTGCACAAGAAGGCCAAGCAGGATTTGATTTATTTGATGCGCAACAAAGATCAATGGCTACTTATGAAGCTAACATAACTGCAGATGCAAAAGAACAAGCAGATGAACGAAAAAGAATTGCACAAATTGAAGCAGATGCAAAATTAAGTATTCAAGGTAAATACATTGAAACAGTAATGAGACTTGGACAAGGTTTAAGGCAAATTGCTGGACAAAATAAAGAGTTAGCTATTGCAGGAATTATATTAGAACAATCGGCTGCAGTTGCAAGTATTGGTATGAATGCAAAGAAAAACTTTGTAGCAAATGGAGGATTTAAAAGTCCATTGGCATATATTGGATTAGCAGCAGATATTGCAGCAGGATTATCAGCAGTAAGTGCAGGTGCAAAAGGAATTCAAGATATAAGATCAGGAAACGCAAGTGGTAGTAATATGTCTTTTGGCAATCAACAAATGACACCAAGTTATTCAACTGCGCCACAATTTAACGTAGTTGGTGCATCTGGTGTTAATCAAATAGCACAGGTGGTAGGTCAAAATCAACAACCAATAAAGGCTTATGTTGTGTCATCCGAAATAAGTTCACAACAATCTTTGGACAGAAATAAGGTGATGAGTGCAAGTATAGGATAATGAAAATGTAACAAAATATAAAATATACGTTTATACTTTATGAAAATAATAGAATTAATTATTTCTAGCGATGAAGATGGGATAGAAGCCATAAGTTTGGTGGATAGACCTGCGATTGAATCCAACTTTATTACGTTGGCTAAAGAATACGAAATGAACTTGGCTGAAGTAGATAAGGAAAAGAAAATATTAATGGGACCAGCATTGATTCCAAATAAAATGATTTTTCGTAAAGATGGAGAATCTAAATATCAAGTATTTTTTAGTGAAAGTACGGTTGAACAAGCAAGCCAAATGTATTTGCAAAATGGCAATCAGTCGAATGCTACTTTACAACATAAAACTAAAATAGAAGGAATGTCATTAGTAGAATCTTGGCTAATCACAGATCCTGAAATGGATAAATCTAAATCCTATGGGTTTAATTTACCTAAAGGAACTTGGATGGTGTCAATGAAAGCAGACAATGAGCAGATTTGGGCTAAAGCAAAAAGTGGAGAGATTAAAGGATTTTCTATTGAGGGATATTTTGCAGATAAATTAAGTTTGGAATTATTGCCAGAAATTAAAGATGAAGAATTAGTAAGTCAAATTTTAAACATATTAGAAAATGAGTAAAGATAAAACATCAAGTCCAAGAGGTGGTAATAGAGGATGCTTATGTGCAGATGGTACATATAGCATTGAATGTTGCGATGGAGAATTACATTCACAGGGAGTAGGTTCATTAGTGCAAAGCGTTGCATCAACAATAGTAAACACAAATCAAGAAAGAGTATTAATCACAACAAGCAACTAAAATGAGCATAGAAAGCAAAGTATTTGAAAAATTATTTAGTTCTGATAAAGTAGAATTATCATCTCAAAAAGTAGAATTAGCATTAGCAGATGATTTTATAACCGTATTTACTAAAGCAAATAATGACCAAGCTAAAATTTCAACTGCATTAGTAAATGATTTAGCAAAAGCAGCAAATTCTTATAAAGGAAATATTGCAGATTGGTCAAAAGCACAATCAATAGGTAGTCAATTACTTGTTAGATCAAAAGAAATAGGAGTAGAATTACCTGCTGCTATTATAAATAGAATTAAAGCATCTGAAATTGAAGTTAAAAAAATGACTGATTTAATTGCTAAAATTTCAAAATTATACGGTGAGTTTTAATAAATAAAATAAATATATGGAATACAAAAGCACAAAAAATCGAGTTAAAGCAGTTTTAGGCTTTCAGGTTAATTTGGCGCAGATGAAGTTAGAAGATGGAGTTACCATTATCGAGGCTGAAGAATTTGCACCTGAATTTTCTGTTGGTATTGTTACTGCTGATGGTATTGTACCTATGCCTATTGGCGAGTACACATTAGAAGATGGTATGGTTTTGGTTGTTGCAGTCGAAGGTATCATAGCTGAAGTTAAAGAGGCTACAACCGAAGAAGAAGCAACACCAGAAGTAGAAATTGAAGTGGAGGCTAAAGCAGCACCACAGGCACCTGCACCACAAGCAAAGCGAGTGGTTGAATCAGTTAGTAAAGAAACTTTCTTTGCAGAAATTGAAAAATTGAAAACGGAATTGTCATTACAAATCAATGAAGTAAAAACGGAAAATGAGTCTTTGAAAAAAGAAAAAGAAGCATTGGAAGTACAATTAAATTATCAAGAAGAAGGTGCTGAACCAATAGTTCAAAATCCAGAATCTGCAGAAAAAGTACAAGGGTTTTCTTTTGGTCAAAACAGACCTGAAACAATCCAAGATAAAGTTTACGAAAAAATGTTCAACTAATTAAATTAAAATAAAAAATGCCAACTACAACTAGTATTACCACAACTTACGCAGGTGAATACGCAAATAAAATTATTGCGGCTTCCTTGCTATCTTCTCCTACCATTGATCGTGGTGGAATCGAAGTAAAACCAAATGTACGTTTTAAGCAAGTTATTAAAAGAGTAGGTACTGATGCCATTCTAAAAGATGCTACTTGCGATTTTGATGCAACATCAACAGTTACTTTGACTGAAAGAATTATTCAACCAGAAGAATTTCAGGTTAATTTACAATTGTGCAAGAAAGATTTTGCAAGCGACTGGTTAAGCGTTGAGCAGGGATATTCTGCTTTTAAAACTTTGCCTAAATCTTTTGCTGACTTTTTAGTTGCTCATGTGGCTGCTAAAGTTGCTGCTAAAAACGAAACTAATATCTGGGAAGGTGTTACTGCTAACGCAGGTGAATTTAATGGTATTTCTACATTATTAACTACTGATGCTTCTTTGCCTTCAGGACAAGAAATTGCAGGTGCTGCTGTTTCTTCTTCAACTATTATTGCTGAATTAGGAAAAATTGCCGATGCAATTCCTGCTTCATTGTACACTAAAGATGACCTTTACATCTACGTTTCTCAAGCTATGGCTCGTGCTTACATTCGTGCTTTAGGTGGATTTGGTGCATCAGGCTTAGGTGCTAATGGTACTAACGCAATGGGAACACAATGGTACAACAATGGATCTCTTACTTTTGATGGTATTAAAATCTTTGTTGCCGATGGTCTTGCTTCTACAAAAGCAATTGCTACTCAAAAATCTAACTTGTATTTTGGTACTGGTCTTATCTCTGATTTGACAGAAGTTAAGGTTATTGACATGGCTGACTTGGATGGTTCACAAAATGTTCGTGTAGTAATGAGAATGACTGCTGGTGTACAATACGGATTTGCTTCTGATATTGTTACATACGGAATCACAAATTCTGCAAACTAATTCAAATAGCACCTCATTAATTTGGGGTGCTTATTTTTAACTTTTAAATTCAATCAATATGCCGGGATGTGATATATCATTGGGAAGATTAGAGCCTTGTAAAACAAGTGTTGGTGGATTAAGAGCAGTTTATTTTATGATTGAAGGAGATGCAACTGGAGTTACTTATGATGTAACTAACACAGATGCAATTACTGCTATTGCAGGAACTCCAATCGGATTTAAATACGATTTGAAGGGATCAAGTTCATTCGAGCAAACCATCAATTCAAGTCGTGAAAACGGAACTACTTTTTTTACACAAACTTTAAATTTAAGTTTAAAGCAATTAACGATTAAAGACCATAGGCAAATTAAATTACTTGCTTTTGGTAGACCTCAAGCAATAGTTGAAGACAACAATGGAAACCTTTTCTATTGTGGATTAAAAAATGGTCTTGATGTTACAGGTGGTACAATAGTTACAGGTGCAGCGATGGGCGATATGTCTGGCTACACTTTGACAATCGTAGGTGAAGAACCTGTACCTGCAAACTTTATTACAACTACTTTAACTGCGGCAGGTGTAACGGTTACATCTGGAACATAAAATTTTTGTTTGTTTGGGTTGAAATTAGGAGGCTTTTGCCTCCTTTTTTCGTTAAAAAGAAAACAAAATCAATTTTTAGCGTTTATACATTATGATCGTACTCAAATCATCTGCAAGCAATCAGGAAGTATCTTTTATTCCAACAAGAATAGATGATGCTAATTATGTATTTATTAAGAATGAAACTACAAACGTAGAAACATCATTTAAAATAAATTGCAAAAAGAAAAGTTTTTTTAGCACGTTTAAGATGGTATTTGATTTAGAAGAAGGACATTTTTATTCTTTTAAAATTAAGTATTATGGAGTTATAGATAATGTGTTAGATTATCATTTAGTAAGCAACATGAAGGTTTTTTGTACTAATCAATTACCAGATAGTTATTCGGTTAATAATAATGAGTATGTTAATCGTTCAGAAAATATAATATTTTATGAATAAGAAAGATCATTTAAATTCACATTTCATTCAATTAGAAGCATACTCACAACCAAAAATTGTTGAGTCAAAAAGAGATAATTGGGTAGAATTTGGAGAGGACAATAACTTTTTCCAATTCCTTATTGATAGATACAATGGATCTACCACTAATAATGCTGTAATTAACAATATTGTAAAGTTAATCTATGGTCGTGGTTTAGATGCAACAGATTCAAGTAAAAAGCCTAATGAATATGCGCAAGCAATTATGCTATTTAGAAAGGATGTACTTAAAAAGGGAATTGCAGATTTAAAGTTATTAGGTCAATATGCTTATCAGTTAATTTACAACAAGCAAAAGACTGAAATTGTTAGAGTAGAGCATATTCCTGTTCAATTATTAAGAGCAGAAAAATGTAATAGCAAAGGAGAAATAGAAGCCTATTATTATTCTGATAATTGGGAAGACACAAAGAAATTTGTGCCTAAACGTATTCCTGCTTTTGGATTTGGTGATAAGACTTTAGAGATACTTTATGTTGGTAATTATACGGTAGGTCAAAAATATTATTCTAATGTTGACTATGTTGGGTGTATTCCTTATGCAAAATTAGAAGAAGAAATAGCAGATTATTTGATAAACGATGTGCAAAACGGATTTAGTCCAACAAGCATAGTTAACTTTAATAATGGCATTCCAGATGAGGAAAAAAGAGAATTAATTTCAAGACAAGTAACTAAAACACTTACAGGATCAAAAGGTAAAAAGGTAGTTGTGTCATTTAACAATGATGAAACAAAGAAAACCACAATTGATTCAGTTCCATTAAATGAAGCACCAAAGCATTACGAATATTTATCAGAGGAATCCAAATCAAAGATATTATTAGGTCATGGTGTTGTGAGTGGATTGCAATTTGGTATTCCAAGTGCAAGTGGATTTAGTTCTAATGCTGATGAATTAAAGAACGCTATTACCTTATTTGATAATATGGTTATAAGGTATTTTCAAGATACTTTTTTAGATGGATTAGATAAGGTTTTAGCTTACAACAAAATTAGTTTAAATCTATATTTTAAGACTTTGCAACCATTGGAGTTTATCGATTTAAATCCTAATTTAAATAAAGAGCAATTAGAGGAAAAAACAGGTGTTGCTTTATCATCTCATATTGATTTTGATCCAGCTGAATTTGGTGAAGATGTTAATTTAGATGAATGGGAATTAGTTGATAGTAGGGAAGTTGAAAGCATGGAAGATGAGATTCGTTTGGATGCTGAATTGGAAGCAATGAACAATCCAAAAAAGTCACTAATGCACAAGATTTACGAATTTGTCAGTACTGGAGTTGCAAGACCTAATATTGGGTCAAGTCAAGATGGTAAATTATTCATGAGTCGTTATCGTTATAGTGGTAATCCATCACCTGAAAGAGAATTTTGTAAAAAAATGATGGCTGCAAATAAATTATATAGAAAAGAAGATATTGATCGAATGAGTACAAAGAATGTTAATCCAGGCTTTGGTATGTCACCTGAACCAAATAAACCTTATGATATTTTTTTATGGAAAGGTGGTGGATTATTAAGTGAAGCATACAATTTTGGAACTTGCAAACATTTTTGGGTTCGTGAAACTTATAAAAGATTTACAGATCCAAGACGCAAAGGATCAGTTCAAATAACTCCAGCACAAGCAAGAAAGCAAGGAGAAATTTTACCTACTAATGATAAACGTGCTTACATAGCGCCTCATGATATGTAAAGGTGTATTTGAATTGTAATCAATATTTCTTATATTTGTAAAAAAAACAAATATGGAAATTTGGAAAGAAGTAAAAGGATTTGAAAATGAATACGAAATTTCAAATCATGGTAATTTAAGAAGTAAGGATCGTTTTGTTAAACATTATGTTGAAGGTGCAAATCGGTTTTATAAAGGACAATCTAAAAAGATTAGATTAGACAATGATGGTTATTATAAATGTAATTTAAAAAAGAATTCTAATAGATTTGATTTTAGGGTTCATAGATTAGTTGCCGAAGCATTTATAGAAAATAAAGAATTTAAAAAATATGTTAATCATATTAACGGAATAAAAACTGATAATAGATTAGAAAATTTAGAATGGTGTACTGCAAGTGAAAATGTAATTCACGCAGTAAAAATTGGATTAATTAAAACTAAAATAAATGATATTGAGGCTTTAAAAATTTATTCATCCAAATTATCAAATAGAAAATTGGCAAAAGAATATAATGTTGATAGTACTATAATATGGAGAATAAAAAATAAAAAATCATATAAACACTTATGGCAACAGCATTATTTATAAGTCGTGATGAATTAATAAAATATACTGCGTTAAATGGCAACATTGATACAGACAATTTTTTGCAGTGGGTTAAGTTAGCACAAGACATTCACATTCAAAGTTATTTAGGTACTGATTTATTTAATAAGATTAACAATGATATAGTAGCAAACACTTTAGCAGGCAACTATCTAATGCTTGTAAATGTGTATATCAAACCTATGTTGATTCATTGGTCGATGGTTGAATTTTTACCATTTGCAGCTTACACAATTGCCAATAAAGGAGTCTACAAACATGGAAGTGAAAATAGTTCTAATGTTGATAAATCAGAGATTGATTTTTTAGTAGAAAAAGAAAGATCTATTGCACAAAATTACACAAGAAGGTTTATTGACTACATGAGTTTTAATAATAATTTGTATCCTGAATATAACACAAATAGCAATGCAGATGTATTCCCAAGCAAAGAAAGTGATTTTGTTGGCTGGGTCTTATAAGCCAAAAGCCGAAAATGTTAAGAAATTAAAAGTGTATTTAAAAAAAATAGAAAATGAGTCTTAATTTCAGCCATATAAAAGCAGATACATTTGATCAAGTCAATTTTGAATTAAAGGTCAATAATGTTGCTAAAGATTTAACAGGTGCAATTATAAGGATGCAATTAAGAACTAATGCAGATAATACAACTACTGCTTTATCATTAACATCTGTTGGAAGTGCAGGCATCACAATTACATCACCTTTAAGTGGCTTATTTAGAATTAATGCTCAAATAATTGATATTCCTGTTTATGATTATGAGTACGATATAGAAATTAGATTTGCTGATAATACGGTTAAGACATACATTTCAGGAATATTTTCAATAACCCAAGAAATTACACGATAATGGCGAATGATATTATAGGTATAGTAGTTACGGATAATTCGGATAATGTTCAAATTAATGCAACTCCTAATTTAGTTTCAATTAATGTTACAAATACAAGTGGTAATATTATTGGATACAATTACTATTTAGCAAGTACATTTGGTGCTTTACCTGCCATTGGTGAAAATACTGTCTTATATGTTGTTAGTGCCACAAGTCTAATGTATAGATGGAATGGTAGTGCTTATGTTCAGATTAATAGCATAGGCTCAATAAATTGGGGTAATATAAATGGAACATTAAGCAATCAAACTGATCTACAAAATGCTTTAAATCTTAAAGCACCATTAGCATCACCTACTTTTACAGGAACGGTAAGTGGAATTACTAAAGCAATGGTTGGTTTAGGTAATGTTGATAACACAACAGATGCTAATAAGCCTATAAGTACTGCCACACAAACTGCATTAAATTTAAAATACGATGCTACTAATCCAAGTGGTTATATTACTGGGATTACAAGTGGCAATGTTACAACTGCTTTAGGATATACTCCTGTAACTAATGCAAGAACTATTACGATTAATGGTACTGCTTTAGATTTGAGTGCAAATAGAAGTTATAGTGTGGGAACGGTAACAAGTGTTGGAGCATTAACTTTAGGGACAAGTGGAACTGATGTTTCGAGTACGATTGCAAATGGCACAACAACTCCAGCAATTACATTAAACATACCAACTGCATCAGCAAATAATAGAGGGGCATTAAGTTCGACTGATTGGACTACGTTTAACAACAAAGCAAATGCGTTAAGTGGTACAACCAATACAATACCAAAGTTTACAAGTGCAAGTGCAATAGGTAATAGTAATATTACGGATAGTGGTAGTTTGATTTCATTAGGTAGCAATATTAATATTTCTTCGGGTAGTTTAGGTATTGCAACAACTGATTTAACTGGTTATAATTTAAGAATTAATAAAAATCTAACTGGTTCAACTAGTCCTGTTAGTTTGAGAAATGAAGGAACTATTCAAAGTGATGCAACTTCAAGTGCTGCATATTATCAATCCGTAGCCACAACTGCTGCCTCTGCATTTACATTAGGAACATTGACTCATTATGAGTCGGGGCAATCAACTATTGGTGCTGGCTCAACAGTAACTTTGCAAGTAGGATTTAACGCTGATTCTTCGTTAATAGGGGCAGTAACTAATTTAGGATTCAGGGGAAGAATAAATAGCGGAACAAATCGTTGGAACTTGTATATGAGTGGTACTGCTGCTAACTATTTAGAAGGCGATACTGCAATTGGAACTACCTCATTAGCTACTGCAACTAAATTTACATTAGGTGGTTCAGAAACTGCATCAAGTGCTATTGCAAGAGGTGGATTAATAAACACTACATTAGTAGCAAGTGCAAATAGTGATGTGTTAGTAGGATTAGATATTGCTCCTACGTTTACAAATGGTGCGTTTACAGGGGTTGGTAATTTTGGATTAAGGGTTCAAGCATCGTCAAATTTTACTCAATTAATTAGAGTTACTGGTCCTTCTACATCTCAAGATGCTTATTACGGAAATGATAGAATAGATGTTTATGGTTCAGCTGATTACTCAATTAAAGCAAATAATGGTAGTTTAACTATATCTACAGCAACAACTGGTATTATTCTTTTTCGTACTAACAATACAGAAAGAGCTAGATTTTTTAATAATGGAAACTTTACCTTACAAAACGGAGGAACATTCACAGACGCTGGCTTCAGATTAGATGTCGCTGGAACTACACGTTTTCAAGGTACTACTGCATCAGATACTGCACCATTAGGAAGTGAGTTAGCTGGTGTAACAGGAACAGGAACTAACTGGGCATTAGCAAGTGGAGCAACGAATTTAAATGTGGGTGGTTACATACATACGGTTGGCGATGTAACTCCGTTAACAACATCTTTAGCAGCGGTAAATGGAACATATTATCAGATAGCTTACACGATAACAGGAAGGACTGCTGGAAGCATTACGATAGCTTATGGAGGTACTTCTACTGCTGGTATAACTGCAACA